AGTATTAACAAACTGAAAACTAAATTGCACATTATAGATGCCGTAACTATTAACTGTTATACGACTATCGCTAACAATACTAATGCCATTGGCAAAATCAGTAGTATTTAATTTAACTGGGTAAGCAGTTGTTGTAGATGCGGCAGTCTGGTCTGTCAAATCCTGAAAAGCACCATATGGCGTTGAATCAGCAAAAGCCGCAGCGGAGAATGGAATCAGAATGATCTTGCTGTCAGGGCTGATTCGCTCGTCATAAAGCGTTGTTGTTGTGGCATTACCAGTAGCAAGAGTAATTGTCCCGGTGTTGTTTGTCTTGCCATTCATAATGCCATTGACGATTTCAGAAATCGCCCGTGGATCGCCTCCAAAAACAGGTAGATTTCTAAACATTAACGAACACCTTGCTGTGTAATGTCAACATCAACAGAAACAGCGGTTTTCCAGTTGTCGCCAGATGGTATCAATTTGACCCGGTGATAGTAGCCGTTTGATCTTAGTGAAATTCTGTTTTCGCTATCTGCTGCAATCTCAGAACCAAAGCTGACTTCATTGCTAAGAAGAACCCTGCTTGCAATTGCAACACTTGCTGAACCATTATCGACTTGTGGTCTTGCAAGAGTGATGGTTGATCTGCCTCCAAGACTTAGATCGCCAGTGATGATCTGCCCTGTTGCTGGCTGACCGTTGTATGTAACAACATACGCTCCGCTTGTTCCACCAAGGAAGTATTTTCCACCAACATAAAGAATTGAATCAAGACTAACCTCAAGCGCGTCAATGCTTGCAGAAATTGAATCTAAATCGTCAATGCTTGTTGCCGCAGTTGAAGCGTCTGAAATGTAGTCAGAATTAGCTTCTCCGTGTGTCCACTTTTGCGTTTTGAAGTTGTATATGATTAGTTTTCTTTGCTGGAACTTATCAAGATAGTTCCAAATTACAAGTTTGCGAACGGGGTCAACCGCAGCACTCATCATGCCAAATTGACCTTCATCTGCATCATTAAAGAAAAACCTATCAACCTTTTCTGCTCCAATCTGTGTAATAGACTGACCATCACACATATAGAAACCATCATCAGACAAGAAAAATGTAATACCTTGAAGCTGTGCAAGAGAGCCAGCAGCAATACATCCTTTGCCCCTTGAGATGTTGTCAAACTGAAAAATAAATGGCGTTCCTACATAACTCATTCTATAAATAGACTTTTCTAGGAAAACCACTCCAAACTCACCACCACGGATTCCTATGATTTGACCGCCATCAGGAAGGTCTTGGTAGTCTGCTTGCGTTGTTGAGCCAGAAACCCAGTTTGTCTCATCATTGATGTCAGACCATTGAACCCTGCTTGGATAGATTGTCCCTGACACATCTACAAAAGCTGCAACAACAAAATCACGAACAACCGTTAGGTATCTACAAACAGGTGCTGACGCTGATAGATCATCAAATGCAGTTGATGTTCCAAGCGTATAGGATTGCATTGGATCGCTAAAGTTTGTTCCAATGATTACGTTGCCAAATTGTGTAAATCTAAATCTATCATCATAAGAGTTTGGAGTGTATCCACCAGACTTAGAAACGTCTGTAAGCGCGCCAACACCGGAAACATCGTATATTTTTGTATTTCCAGCAGCAAATAATTCGGTTTCTCCTAATGGGGTTTTACCTGCTACAAGAGTAATAAGATTCTCGGATGCTTCATCAGAAAATGTTGCGGCAGTTGGTAGAGGCCCGTATCCAATAGCCTGAGATACGACATTATTTGCGTCAGTCAATGCACCGCTTATTCCGGGTTGATCTGGCATCCATTCGCCAAATGTTATGCGCTGAGTTGCCATGTGTTATTTCCATTAGATTGTTCTTGCCAAATGTTTTCGGTATCAATCTGAATAGTCCATGTGTTGTCATTAAATACAACATTTGACCAATTTCCACCCAAAGCAGAACAAGAAAGTAAAGCGTAAGAATTTATATTTGCGCTTACATTAAACGTAGTGTTTGCAGATATAGATACAGTTGCATTTGCATTTACATTTGCACTTCCATTTGCATCAATTCCACCCAATGCAGAAAATGTAGCTTGTGCTTGGATGCTTGCAGATGCCTCTTGAATTATTGATGCTTCAGCAGATAGCGTTGCGCTTGCTGTGATAGATGCGCTTGCGTACTGAACCCTTGTTGCATCTGCTGTGACTGTAGCAGTTGCAGATATGTCTGCTTGAGCAAACTGAACTCGTGTTGCTGTTGCTGAAACAGATGCTGTTGCGTTTACTGAACCGTAGGCATCCCAAAGCGTTACTGATGTCTCGTAGAGAGGACTATCAAGCGTTAGCGTTAAGTCATCAATGCTCGCTTTTAATTGATCTAGCGAGTCAATTGACCACGGTGGCAGTAAGTCAGCCATTTCATGCCAAGGTTACAGATAGCGATCCAATAGCTACACGGAAAACATCACCAGTAGCAATTGTTTTAGACGCATCCAATGCTGTGTGATATAGCAGGTTTCCAGCAGTAGAAGCATCACGAATTCCTACATAGGCAACAGTTCCCCATGATCCAGTTGCTTGCGGAAACTCAATTGCAGCCGTGTTTGTAGTAACGCCATCAGACGGTGCGCCAAATGTGATTGATTGGCGAGCATAAGCATTGCCGCTTACCTCTGTGCCAGAATCAGCATCGGTTGGGTCTGTCGTATAGAGCGCAAGATATACAGTCGCAGGACTTGTATAAGAAGTGTTGCGGAGAGTCGCGTTAATAAGCGCGTTCTCAAGATAATTGCTCATTTCAGCCATGATTTACCTCGTAGTGGTTGTCATCACAAGTGGAACTCCAGAATACTGACCTTGCTCATCAGATTTGGTCAGTGACTGGATTCCACGGTTAAACATGGTGATCCATGTTTGCAATCTTGGGTCATTCATCAAATATGGTTCGGCTTCAATCAATGATCCATATAGCAGCAAGTCTGGGCAATTTGCCAAGAAAGCATTTGATGAGTTTGTGTCGCTCAGAAATACTGGCGCAGCAAAGTACAGTAGTTTTACTGTATATGCGCCATCAGGTATTGGGGCAAGCTGAAAATCGTTGGCTAGGATTGTGTAGTCAATTGGCTTTCCAGATTCAGCGGCTCTAGCATTGCGGTTGAACAATGATGGAGACATATAGTTAAGCGGTTGAATCGGGTTGCCGACAACCACAAAGTCTCTTGTCTCAAGAAAATCTGATGGTAGTTCTACAGTTTCGTCGCTGGCAGTTGTTGCGGTTGTAACGCTCTTTAGCATCTGCCTGATTCGCAAATCACGGCGTAAACGCACTTCACATAGACGAATAAAGTCTGGAATTTGAGATGTCAGATCAGTTCTAGCCAAGTATCCAGCAATTGCTGTCTGCAAATCAGAGTAGCTTGTAAATGACATCACAGAACTCCGGGGCGCGTACGAAACGCTTGATTATCTCGCTCATTTAACCATGCCATCATGCGTTTTTGATCGACAACGGCAAATCCTCGCATGATTCCCATTTTGTTCAAATCATCAATAACAGTAAACGGCAGAGACGCAATCTTGTTCATGTCTGACCATCGAGAGCGTTCGTCGTAAGAATTATATTCTTTACGGTTTGCTTCAACAATAGCAGATACATCTTCAACGGTCTGAATTATCAAACCACCATTACCGTCTGCGTGTGCTACTGATTTTCTATTCATGCTTTGATTTTATCTCAAACATAGAAAAAAGCCCCGACTTTTTGAGCCGAGGCTTTCTTCATATTACACACTATTATGCAGGTGTAATGTCAGCAATGATGCCGTGGGCAGCTTCGTTCTTGACTTCAAGAGTCAATTCAGCAAGCAACTGAGTCATCTCATTGTCGCCAGTCTTAGCCAGTTCGTTGGTTTGGAACGGACGCAGATAGGCAACGGCAGCCATGTCGGGATCAACCACAAATGCGGTTTCGTCGCAGTTATTGGTGCTGTTCATCATACGATTCGGAACTACCGAAATTGATCCGAAATCACTTAAATAGACATCAGCCGCCGCGAGAATGGTGGTAGGCTCATTTGCAGGAGCCATGAAACGCTGTGCTGCGATACCAGCAAATGCGCTCACGGTTTGCTTATGACCCGGATTGACCATCAGCACTTTGGGGTTGCCACCAGACTGATAAACCTCTTTGACAACGGTTTTCAGGATGTCTTCGGTAAAGGTACGGTTCGTGCCGCCAGTACGAGCAGTAGTGCCAGATGCACCAGCAGAGCCGCCAGTGCCAAAGTCACCATTGGTAGCCAGCCATGCTTGCAGACCGC